CACTACTTATGTCGGTGTAGTTTATTATTCTCATTCGTTTTTCTGGAGTGTGAATTAAATCTCCGTAAATCCAATTATTATGCTTAATTGAAAAACCTCTAAAAAGCCGAGAAGATAACACCGCATTGTCGCAAGTGGCGGTTTGGTCTTTAACTGAATTGTCTGTTTCTGTTTTCATTGTTCTGTTATTAATTTAAAAATTAGTTTTTTTTTGGTCGCCACCTGACGACAATGCTTTTACGTTATCGGCTATTTTGGAACGACCTCAACAAACCAACAATTTTATCTTTACCAACAGGGTTCATTGAATGACAATAGTATTTAGGTAATTCCAAATTGTTGTCTATGCAAAAACCTACTAACCACATTGCACACTCATAACCAGTTTTTTCTTTGTGGAATTGTTTATCTTGCCACTCTTTTGAAGCATTGTAATCAGTCCATAATGGTTCAGGCGTGTAATGAGTATCCGCTAAATCGTGGTCAAACGAAATAAAAATAGGCATTCCGTTTGTTTCAATATGGTTTTTGAACTCATCAAAATTCCTTACAACTTCCCATTTTTGTTTTAGAAACATTTCTTGTTTTGTGTATTCAAAGGCGTGCTCAGGCTCACGAATATCATCGAGAAAAAGAAAAACAGCCGATAACACGGGCTTGGCAATATTGCCGTTTGGTGCTACTATTGACATTTTGTATAAATTTTAAACATTTGTAATTCTATTGAGCATTTGATAACGGCAACATCGCCAAGCCCGAAACCGTTATGTGAGATTGTTACTCTATTCTTAAATTTACGTTTCCATCCAATACATCTTTTAACTCTAAAGTATAATTAAGTCCTATCCATATTGGTATTTCGTAATTATTCCACTCTAATCTTTTATGTTTTAAAAGGTATTCTTTTGCTTTTTCTAGTCTTTCTCTTTTATTTTTTGGAAGTTTTGATATACAGAAATAAGCTAATTCAATTTTAATTTTTGATATAGAAAGACTATAATTTTGCCAATTATTAAAATCAACTAGCACTTCAATTAATTCAAATTCTAGTTCGTTTTTAATAAACTTTTTTTCTTTATATTTTTTTAAAATAAGTTCTTTTGTGATTGACTTCACTTTTTCGTTTATTGCTTCAATGGCTGAATTTGCAATAAATCTGTTTTTAATTTGTTCATTTAAAATAGATACTATTTCCATAATTACATTTTGTTTTAGTGGCCAACAACCTCACATAACAAGTGTTTGGCAAAAAAGCGGGTTCGGTTATTAATTTAAAGTTTGTTTTTTATTTGTTAGTTTCGGTGCTTAATCGAAAGCCTGTGCTTATTTTATCCGCTTCTTCGCCAAGCACTCGGGCGTTATGAGTAAGCTACTTCACGAAGAACTCTATGAATGAAAACAACTTTTGTTCATCGCTAAATTCAAATAAATCTATAACGTGAAATAAATTATCATCGTCAACTTCGGTAATGCTTAATCTCAAAGCATCTTCTATTGTTTCACTATTACAGTGCATTTCTGAAAGAATTAGTTTCATTTCATCATCAACGTTTAATTGATATTTATTTAAAACTAAAATTTTAGAATGACCAGGAATAACTATTTTTTCAAACCAATTAAAATCGTGTCTTTCTTGTACTTTTTGAATTAATGTTTTCATAATTTGTAAATATTTAGCCTACTCATAACAACGTGTATAAGAAATGGCGGGTTAGTTTTGTGTTTTTGAGTTTGGGTTATTAATTTATAAATCAGTCTGTACTTGGAAGTTTCGGCAAACTCTCCGCCACTTCCCATACACGCAGCCGTTATGCTACCGTAGATACTGCAAAATATCCTTAATTGATTTTGGAACTTCTGAAATATTGATTTCTATAAGCTCTTTTTTTACGAACGAATTGTTATAATGCAACTCTATTTTTCTAATCCACACTCCAGAAGTGCTGTGTTCTCCAAAGTCCTGACTTTTATCATATTCTAGCATTAAACAATTATTTTTATTTTTAGTGAAATAAAAATTTGTAATATCTTTCGAATGTACCATTTTATGAATTTTGCCTTTAAAAGCACAAACCGCTAACACTGCATTGTCGAAAGTGGCGTTTTGGTCTTTAACTGAATCACTGTTTTGTGTTTTCATTGTTCTGTCTTAAATTTAAAAATTAGTTTTTTTTTGGTCGCCACCTAACGACAATGCTTTAACGTTATAACCAATAGCTACGATAGTGCTTCGATTTGAACTTTCACGTTTTCCCAATATGCAACCATATCATAACCTGTCATGTGTTCGGGGTATTCACTTTCAAAAGTAAATTTACGTTCACCAATGGCATCAAAAACACAGTATTCTGGCTTGTGTAAACCATCAAATTGTTTCAGTATTTCATCTACCGTAATTATAGCCACTTTCTTTGCCTGTGCTAAAATCTGTTCAGGGTATTCATAGTTGGTAAGCATTGAACTTCCAACGTATCCGTGAACGTAATCTTTGAACTTATCTACAAGTTCCTGTGCTTTTTCTTTTGTATTCATTTTGTTTTTAAATTAAGTTTCTACTAATTAACCGCTACTGGTTATAACAGCGGTTTTGTGCTATTTGCCCCATCAACATTTGTGGTAACTTGAAACTTTGTGCAAGGGTCAAAAGTAAATCCAAACTCTTTATCCATTTTATCATAAAACTCTTTCGGGGTACAGTAATGGTCGCTTTCTCTTGTGTTCGCTATTACTTTGTTAAATCTTAATGCCATTCGTTTATAAATTAAAATTATGCCAAACCACTGTTATAAGCAGCCAATCCACCAACCGTTGTATGCAAGTGCTACGAAAGTGCTAATATTCAACTTTAGTGCTTCTAATTCCATAATTAAATATTTTTGCAAACGCTATCTTACCTCCTATCATCGGAAATTCGTGGTGATGATGTATCTGCTTCTCGAACTAAATTAAAATACCTCAAAAACTTATAGCACCATACGCAACTGAAAACTAACAGCGTGTTTATTTTATTTCAATACTTATATTTTCCAACAACTCCATCAATAGCTGATATACATTCTTTTTTTACCTCTGTTGGAATTGTTATATGTATAACACTTGTTTCAACTCCATTTTTGTACTTTTGTTTTCTACCTGCGTTTCTTTCGTTTTTTTTCATTTTACTTTATTATTATTTGACTTGAAAATGGCAATTGTCTTAATCCTTTATACTCATTTACCGCTTTTTTAATAGCACTTTTAGGACTTATAGCTTTGACTTCGTGAATCTCAAACTCTTTCTCTTGCTCTCCATTTGATACATATCTATACCAAACCATAACGCTATATGTTTTCATAATTAATATTTTAAATCTTTATTATATTTGAAATAAACATTATTTCCACAATAACTGCCATTCTTATAAATAGGCTCTTCTTTTTTGCAGATTAAATTCATTTCATAAAGTTTTATGCAAATGTCGTATGTATCAGTAAACATTTTATTATCTGCCTTAAACCATTCATTTTGAGGTTTGTCAAAAAGATTTGTAAAATGCCATTTTAAATCAATGCAATATACATCGTTTATTTTATAAGCTCTTTTTTCGATAGCTGTTAATTTTTCTAAAAATTGAGGTTCGTTAATTATTGCCATAATAAAAATGCGTTACAGACGCACCCCTGATTTGGTTTATATTTTAGTTGTTAATTTAAAATTAAAAGAGCTATCAGCCATTGTATTTTAATTTGTAAAACATAAAACAGAAACACATTCTGTTCCATTTTTTTGCATATCATTTTCAATTTTTGCAACTGTAAACGTAAAACCTTGTTTTTTAAAAGTGTATCCGATTTTTAAATCTTTTGCAGTTCTAATAATTTCTATTTTTATTTGTTGTTATCTGAGTACAAATATATAAAACTTATTTTAATTAATTGCTATTAATTTTATTATTTTTATTATTTTTATAATTTATATTGATTATAAATAAAAAAAACCACCCTTTCGAGGTGGTTAATCAATTAACTAAAACAAAAATCTATTTATGAAAAAACAAATATATGAATTTTTTTAATTTATAATTTTCTATAAATTAAAAAAAAGTTAGAATTATGTTTGCTTACCACTCTTTCAAAGTTTTGTAAATTTTTCATTTGATAGAAACTTTTACTCCTTAATTTCAAAGTGCATCCAGTCATAATTTTTTTCCCTACCTAAAGAAATAAAACCATGTTTGTAGAAAATATCAATCATTGGTTTATATTCTGTTCTTGCAAATATAGCAGTTTTAGCAGATTCTTTTAATTGGTTTCGTCCTGGATCAATGTCAATAGCTATTCCCCAACTATGACGTGAGTAGTCAGAACCGCCACGCATAGCTCTAAAATTGAAACAACCACCAAATAAATCAATACCCAATTCAACAATTTTTTCATATCCATAGTATTGCAGTAAATCATTAAAAACTTTTGAAAAGTCATCAGCCACCAACTTATGGCAACGCATTGTATTTACAGTTGTTTTTTTGTCCCAAGCTAATCGCATTGGATAAGGAAGTTTTATTGTTCTTAGGTAACTACCTTGTTGATTAGGCTTACCATAAGTTGCTATTGCTTGTTTTGTTGTTATCATTATTATTCTTTTTTAGGTTCAGTATCACAAACTTCATTAGCCTTTGTTTTAAAAAATATTACCAAATCAGTTAATCTTTTTACAATCAATTTTACATCAATTCCCATTTCTTTAAAATTCTCAAATAAAATCGAGTAACATTCCACGATGCACCAAAATCCGATCACGCCAATACAAAGATTCATTTCAAGATTTGAAACTATAATAGTAAATGTTTTTAATTGAAAAATTACTCCTAAAAAATAACTACTGAAAATTGTCATCGAATAAAGCAAAAATTTAACTCCAGACTTTTTGAGTTTTTCAGACGATATAAGATTTTGTTTTTTTAGACTTGGATTATTTTTTTCAGCTTTTATTTTCTTGAAATAACTCGCTCCAATTCCAGTTATAAAATCAAAAATCATTAGCATTATTAGAACTACTATTGCTTTTTGTATGTTGGTTAAAATAAATGGCAAAGTAGCCACCGCAGGAAGTAATATTAATCCTTTTTTTGTAGTAAGTGTTTTCACTACTATTGTTGACTTTGTTAAAATTGGCACGAAATTAAATGTAGTTAGCATATTTTGAAAATTAAATAATAAAATGGTGTTGATACCCAAAGTAAAAATGTACGTAAATAAGGCGTTGAAATTCCTTTGCTTGTTAATTCCATATTTATACTTTATTTCCGTTAATAAATATATCGTCTAAATCTTCTTGACTCAAACCAATCAATGTGGCTACTAATTGCAAGTCTGCGTTGTATCGGTCGAAGTATGCCGCATCTTCAAACTTTATAATTGCAATTTGTTTCTGTTGCTCTGGAAACATATAGTCAGGAATCGCATTTATAGTATCAACAATATCTGTGATTGTAATTCTTTTTAAAAGCAACTGAATTTTCAATCCCATTCTTGATACCGATATAGGAACTATCTCTTTTTTGGCTGCTTCAATATCTTCTTGCGTAATTGCTTCTATAACTTCTGTAAAAACAATACTATTTGCTTTTGGTTTTACAAAATTTGAATTTTCATCAATAACTAATACACTATTTTCTGGTTGCTTGTCTGAACTGACAATAAATAAATCCAACGTTTCATTATTTTTTATCTTAAACCATTTCATTATACTACGGGATTTTTAGTTAAAATAATATTTGTTTGCATGGTAAGTCCACCGCCAGTTCCACTATAAGTTGACGCAACTATTAAAAATCTATAATCACTTAAATTTGCATCGTTAATTAAATTCAAAGGAATATTATTCAAAGATACCTTATCAGTAATTGATGCGGTTGTTCCTGTAACTCTACCTGATAATATTGCTGTTGATTTTCTGTGGAATGTACGCTCACAAGTAATAGAACCAACTCCCGATGATAATCCTTGTGCTGTTGCAATTTTTACAGCATCGGTAACAGATATAGAATTAGTAACTTTTGATAAATAGAAAAAAGTGTTTGCCGTTCCACTTGTCCCACTATTTTTTACCAATTCCGCATATAAATTTAAACTTTCACCAACTCCTAAAAATCCAATGCCTAAATCATAACTATCAACTATTGTTTCAACTGTAACGTTAGAAGTTAAGATATTTGGACTAAAATTATTTTCAAGTATAACTTGTGTTGTTGTTTTATCAACTTTCAAAGCCAAAGCATCGAAAACCGCATTTTGTGATGGAGCAACCGTTGTAACTCCGTCAACTATTGCATCTGTTACTTTGCCATCTGCATAAGCGTTTGACGTTGTGTTAGTTGCATTGTCGCCTGTGTTTGTACCGCTTAAATCTAATAAAGTTTTAACTTGCGCTACTGACAAACCCTCTATATTTGAACTGCCACTACTTAACCTACCTAAAATTTCATTAGTACCTATTGCAACCGATGTAGGACTTCCTATCCCACTTTGTTGAACTAATAAAGAGTGTGCAGGTGCGTAATCTGACTTTGCAACCAACCCTGTTATACTTGGAATAGTTGGCTTGTTTAATATTTCAGCATCACCACTTATCGCATTCCAATCCGCATTTATATTTACTTCCGCACCAGCTTCAATTACTGCTAATTTAGTTTTTTCAGAAGCTGTTATCAAACCTGCATTTATGCCATCTGCCAAGGGAATGGTAAACCCTGTTCCGTTGTCATTACTAACTACATTGTTTGTTGGATTTGCAGTTAAAGATAAATTTGTAGTTCCGCCACCACCACCGCTTTGAGTAGTTACAATAATTTGAGTTACATTCGGTGTAGTGTTAATAGTAACGTCTTTCTGTATCTTTGTTACATTTACATTTATAGTACTCATATTGTTATTGTTTTTACAACTTGAAACAATCCACCCACATAATAATCTACTTCGCCACTTGGTAAAGTAATTTGAATATCATACTCATAATTACAAATTGGTAAAGTAATTATTTGACTATTAATTTTAAATTTACCATTAACCGCATCTGTAATTGTAATACCATTATTTGCCACACTTGTCAAAGTCAATAAAGGACTTGAACACGCATCTTTTTTTATTTGCATTTTCACAATTGCATCGGTTAAATATAAAGGCACATTGTCAATTAAAATCTCAAATGGTACTTCGTCAAACGTCGCGTTTTTCAACGCTTGTAGGTTTAATATTCCTATCATTTTCCTCTTGTTTTTTTAAAAATATTTCTATTTTCTTAATATTTATTTCTTGTTTTACGTTCGATTTTTTAACTGTCTCCATAATACGTATTCATCTTCTGTTATTGTTTGTTTAGGGAAGTGCCACCCGCTATTTGATGACCTTTGAGGGTTTACAATGGCATCTGAACTACTTATATACTCGGGCAATTTCTTTTTACAAAGCCATTTTTTCATTCTTTCAGCATACATATCGGCTACTAATCGCCTTTCGTTAACAATTCTTGACAAAGTTTGCTCTGTTACTGCCGTTGTATTTGCAGGGGTAGGTATTGTAATACCATTATTTGCAATACTGAAAGCTCCTATTTTTAAGTATTCCGTTGCACTTTGTTGGATTAAAAATGGTTTAATATACTCACGATACAAAATTAAATAATCACCGCTTAAAACGTTGTTATCGAAGTCGGTTTCTATTTTATCATACAAAATTTCCCCAAGTAACTCTTCTAATCGTGTAGCCTGTGCGTCTAATATACATTGACGTAATTTATCCACATCGATATTCCCGCCTAAAGGTGTATTTTTTGTAATATCATTGTCTTCTAATAGTATTATCATTATTATTTTAATTTAAAATAATTATTACTTTCTTGGGCAGGTTGTGATACCAAAGGGTCGTTTACTTCTAACCTTGCACCACTTCTGTCTTTAGGGTCTAAAGCTAAAATCTTTTGTATAGCTTGGTTAACCGATATTTGTTTATTGCCTTTTTTAAGATATATTTTACGCATCCAAAAATGCTTACAATTAACTCCGCCTTTGTAAAGCCATATATCATAAGTATCTGAACCATTTGCTCCAAGTCCCGGATTAACAACTTTTGTACTAGCAAGTTCAATATCCTCTTTACGATAGGTTTTATTTGCTTTTAACATTTTGTTGCAAAAATCACGCTCCCCCGTTTGCTCTCCTGCATATTGATAACGAATTTTAAAAAGTTCATTATCCTGTTCACTTGGTGCAAGTGGAATACTATCCACAACGCTTGCTAATTGCAAAGAAGTTTCTGTCAATTGTGGCTCGCCTGTCATTGCTCTTTCGTCAATTAACTCCCACTCGTTCTCGTTTATATCCTCTCCAAGTTCAATTAAAGGCTCTGCTGTTGGATTTGTTAATTGCATTTTTGATAACATTGCTAATTGCTCTATCGGTGCTTTACCACTTGTAAAAAGTGTTTGAGCAACGCTTGCATCAATATTTAAAAATTGAACTAAAAATACAACCGCTTGTTCTATTGTTAAAACACCCTCTTTTACTTTCGCAAAAATATCAATTGCACTTGAAATTTGTGCTCCGTTATAACTTATTTTTGCATCTGATATAGATTGTTGTTCAGGTGTTATATTTGCATTTTCTGTTCCGCTTTGAGCCTCGTCTGTTTTAGCTTGTCTTAATGGTATGAACTCTAAATTTTCAACCACACCAATTAAAGTATAAATTTCTTGAAATGCGTCTAAAATTATTTCTTGTTTCGGTTGTATAACATTTAACATCGTTTCATTAAACGCCGTTTCAATTTCTTCTGCATTACTTGAAAATCCTGTTGAGTTTGAAATTCCTAAAATAGAACTTGAAACCACTTTGTGAGCTACTAATAATTTCTGTTGTGCCTCTTTACTTAAAAAATCATACTGTTGATAAGCATCAACAACTTGCACCTGTTCAATTGTAGTTGCCGTATCTTTGTTATCATTAAAAGATACAACAACAACACCTGCATTATTTGTGCCTGTCGTTCCGTTTTTATATTGTCTTGTAATTTTATTTCGTTCTTCTTCACTTTCAGGAATGCCGTTATTCAAATTTATGATAGTAGAAACCATAAATTTATTCTGAATATGATTAATGAAAAAATTAGATATTTCTTCTTCTACTTTTGCATATTGCAAAGCACTTATATAACTTGGATTTGAAAAATAAAACTGCCCTACCTGATAATCTTTAATTACAAAAATTTCACTTCTATTTGCTCCTTTACCATATCCATAAGCGTCAATTCTTTTCGGTGGGTATTTTTGTTGTTTGCTCCAATCATAGCAATAGTAATAGGCTGTTATTTTACCTTCGTCATTTGCTTTCTCGGGTGCTAATTTCTCTTTAGGGGTGTGAATTATTTTAAGCGGTTTGCCACCTTTGTATATGATTTCAAAAGAAGCTTCTTCAAACATCTCAAAATCTTTAACAATTTTGCGTACTTCTTTTTTATTAAAAAGTGGAATGTTAACATTTAAACCCAATCCATAAATCATTCTACCATATGAATCTATAATAGCTGAGTTCGTTGGACTTCCGTTATATCTATCAATAATATATTGGTAAAATTCGTTATTTTCGCCATTCAAAACCCAATTTTTAGAGTTATTTTCTACTATTGTAGGGCGTACATAACTCGATAATTGTATTATTTCTGTTTTAATCATAGTAATTTATAATTTTCTAATTCATTATCAGTAGCATAAACCTTTCCCCTCCATACTAACTCTGTATCTGTATAGCAATTTATCTCATAACTTGCACCCTCTTTAAAGTTAAAATCAAAAGATATGTTCAAATAGCCATTATCATTAAACGAAATTAAATCTGTTATAGTTGTAATAGTATCTGTTAACTCGTGGCGTATTGACAAAGTAACATTTTCCACATATAAACGTGGAACGATTTTCAAAATATGCGTTGTATCTGTTGGTTTAAATACTTTCATATCTATATAACGAAAAACTTTGATTTTTTTGCAAAAAAAAAGCTATGAAATTAATCATAGCTTTTAAAAATCAATTATCAAAATCAAACCCCCGCAATTATATCAGTAGAAACTAAAGCAGTTAAAGCCGTTTTCATGCCACTATTTAAAAATGGAGCTCCTAATTTTTCAGTTCCAGTTAACTCAACCGTGTATCCTGTTAAGTCGCTACCTGCACCACCTGTTACAATAGTACCAGCGGTCATTTCCATTCCATTTTCAACGCCACACAAAACAATATTTCCATTATAATCTTCAACAAACACTTGCGGTCTGCCGTACATCATAAGTTTCAATTCTTGTTGTGTTTCTGCGTCTAATTTAGGGAACGTTGCAGAAATCACTTGACTAAAAAAAGCCGTTCCATTATCTCTCGAGGCTGTTGCTGTTTGAGTTAAAGTGTTTGTGCTCCCTTTTAATTCCCATTTAAAAACCTCCGCTAAAGTACCTAAAGCGGTTACTATTTCATTTGCAATTGTATAGCCATATTCGTTGAAATTAGCGAAGTACAACGCCTTAATTCCGCCCATTTGGTCTTTACAAACAATCTTTTTTCCTTTATTTAAATCACAAACCATATCTATATATTTTTTTAAAAACCGCCTTAATTAAAAGGCGGTTAAATTATTAATTATGCTATCGGTCTTGCCCATACAATCTCTGCTCCGTATGCGTAATTAACGCCAGCATTATAAACCATCGTACCTCTAACTTTCCCTGTTAGTAAACCAATTGAATCCTCGTCTACAACTTCAATTCTGTTGTGGTCATCAATTGCTCCTGTCCCAAAACCTAAATTTTTAGGGTCTGCAATTACAATAGTACTTGTTGGTAAACCATTATCAACCACTAAAGTGTAGTTTCCAAATACTAAAGAAGTATTAGCGTTTCCACCAAGTCCATTTGCAACTCCTTTACTTGCTAAAAAGAAGTTGTAAAATTGTGCTATATCAGATGATACAGAAACTTTTAAAGTACTCAAACCTCTTAATTGAACTGGTACAGATGCCAAAGCTAATTTTATTTGTGCCTCTACATTAGCCTCAGTAACTGTATCCAAATCTACATCGATAACCGTTGCGTCTGCTAAAAACAACTTCAAAAATCCGTCAAACTCATCTAAGTTTGTATCATCGCCATTCCAAATCATAGAACCAAAATCCTGTGCCTCGTCTGCTAATTTATTAACAATTATCGCATCAAGAATTTCTTTATTCATAGTATCATTCCAAGCACTTGCACCCATCGTTTCTTCTCCCCAGGTTGCTCTAAAATCCTCTTTACAAATATCAAAATCGTCTTTAAATTTCTTAGGCTCTAAAACCGCTTCACTCAAAGTTACAGCCCCTGCTGGAGCGTGACCGCAAGAATAAGCTCTACGTCCGTTTGTAGTTGCTAATTTTCTTAATACCAATTTATTGTTAACGTTTGGATATATCGTTACAGAACCATTTTTCAAAGCATCAGCCTCTTTAAATGTTTTTAAAAATAAGCCACCAGCGGTTTTCCCTGCATAGCTTGAAGTAATTGTTGTTGTTGTTGCCATTTCTTATTTATTAATTTCGTTAAATAATGCCTCTTTTAAATTTTTAGGCTCTCTAAATTCTTTTGTTTCAGGCCTTGAAGTTGTTTGTGCTGTCAATGAAATTTCGGTTGCTTTTAGAAATTCCGCTTTAAGATTAACATTATTAGTTTCAATAATTTTACCAATTGATACTAAAACGTCATTCTTAAATGCACTCAATTCCGTTTTCATATCAGTTTCCACTTCCGCCTCTTTCGGTGCTTCCGTTTCTGCTTTTACTACTTCGGTTACTTCGCCACCAACTACAACAAGTGTAGTTCCGTCCTCTCCAACATACTTTCCGTCGGGAGCATCAATTGCTAACTTAACAACCTCAACAGGTGTTTCAGTTTGCGTTTCTTCACTTAAAGCTACTTCTGGATTCATTCCTAAAATATCCTTTAAAGCTGTTACAAAATTGTTTTCTTTACTCATTTTATAGTTATTTAATTTAAACTCGCCCTCTATTGAAATTCCTTTAATTTCCCCGCTTTTGATTTTATCTTTAACCTCTTCATTATCTACTTTCATTATTGCAAACCACGTACCTATTGGTAAATCAAACCCGTACTCATTCGATTTGTCTTGTTCAAACTCTTTAATCCAACTTTCAACTATTGTAACTCCGTTTAACTTTAAATCAGTATGCTCTGAATTACTATTACTTTGGTGTCCGTTTATATGGAAATGTCTTTGTGCAAGTTCAATCGTTTCTTTTGGGAACATTATATTATAAGGCTCTCCGTTTTTCGTTAATCGTAATATTTTTTGATTAGGAATTAACACTGGTGTTACTAATAAACCTTTTTCAATTTCTTTTAGCATTACAACCTCTTCTTCTTTAGATAGGTATATTCCAACCTCTTCTATTGCAGGATCTTTTACTAAAGCGAAACCGAAAACTCCCTTTTTTTCTTCGGGATTAAAATCTACTAAATAAGTTTCCATAACTATATAACGAAATTAATTTAAAATTTAGGCTTTTTATTTGCAACTTTTTTTTCACAGGCTTGCATTATTAACTATATTTCTATTCATTGATTGTTGCGTTGTTACTTGCCCTGCTACTACATAAGCCTGTATAGGTGGTTGCTCTTTGCCTAAAGTCGTGGCTATTTGATTAACACCTGCGTTACCTACTACGTTGAATATTGGTGCTTGACTTGGTGCACCACCACCGCCACTTGACGCACTTGCTCCACCACCTCCTGTGCTCATTTCGGGTGTTTTAAGAATGTCTTTAACCGCTTTAAATCCTATTCCAACTACTGACGCTATATTAACCAACTTAACACCAAATTCAAAAGGTGTAGCTGTTTCAGTTGCTAATTCCGCTGTAATACCTTGATAAGTATTTATTAATGCTTGACTAACTGCAAAGGCTTTCCCTGCTTTTGCATTTTTACCTAACAACTCTGAAACTTTACCAAAAGAAACTCCTAAAGTATTTAATTTTTGAGCCTGTAATAATTTTTCGTCTGAAAGTTCTTTGTCTCTTGATACCTTTTTTTCGTCAGTAATTTTTGTTTCAAGTTCTAATTTATCGGTTGCAAATTTAGCGTCTAATTCTAAAGTGCTTTCGTGTGCTTGAACTAAAATAGCATAACGCTCGTCATACTCTCTTTGTAATTTTTGTGTAGGTGTTTCTTCTGGTGTATTTTCTTCTTCAATTTGTTTTAAAATTTCACTTGCTTTTTTCTTTAAATCAATTTCTTTTTGCAATTTTTCATTAGCAAGTTTTTCACTATTCTCTTCAATTGTTTTAGCCTGTTCATTAATAGCGTCTAACTCTTTTTTACGAGCGTCTTGTCTGTCTTTTAAAAGTTTTTCCTGTGCCTCTTTTTCATTCTCAATAGCTTTTTCATTCGCCTCTTTTTGTGCTTTTATTTTTTCATTTCTCGCATCGGTTTCTTCTTGTTTTTCGGATACTTTATTATCTATTACTAATTTACGTCTGTTAAGTATTGACTCTTTTAACGAATCGTTTGCATCGTTAAATTCTTTAAGTGCTTTTTTGGCTGTTTCCTTTTGAGCATCTGTCGCATCTTCCAAACCTGCAACCCTTAACGCTTCAATAGCAATTGCTCTCAAAGTTTGTGCATTTGCATACTTTTGAGCGACTTCCTGATTTGCTAATTGCTCCGATAATTTCCTAATCTCTTCCGCACTTTTGCCACTTGCCTTTGCCATTTTTAGCTGTGCATCTCGACTTAAATCTGCCTCTTGCGTTGCTAATTTCTGTGCTTTTACTTGTTTGTCTAACTCGTTATTAAGTGCCTTATTTGCCCGTTCCGCTTTCTCAACCGCTTCCGAACTGTCCATAAACATTTTTACCAATAAGTACCCTGCTGTTATAAGTGCTGTAACAACTGCTACAATTGCACCTATTGGATTTGCACTCATTGCCACATTCCATAACCACTGCCCAGCAGTTATTGCTTTTTGAACTATTGAATAAGATTTTACAACTGCACCCAATTGTTTAAAAGCATCGACGCTTTCGCCTACCGCTTGGGCACCGCTTGCGATAGCCATTGCAGACTGAACTTTCAATAAAGCGTCTTGAGTACTTTCGCTCTCAACTCCTAAAGTTCCCATTAATCCTGTTACAACTGAAAAACCACCAGCAACCCCTGTTAATGAATTACTTAATGCTTTAAATTTCGCATCGGGATTAAAAGCATCGGTTAAGGTTTTCGCATCGCCTATTCTATCTTTTAATTCAGCCGCTTTTTTTGCAGCGTTGACCGCTTCTTTTGAAGTAGCTCCAAACTTCTCTGACAACTCGGCAACTTCCTGTTGTGCTTTACGCATTTGAGTACGTAAACTTTCAGTCTCTTTTGCTGCTTCTTGAAATGAAGTTTTTAAACTATCAATACCACCTTGAGTATTTAAAACGTCAACGTCAATTTCAATTACCTTTTTAACCATTGTCTTCTAATTTTTTTTCTTAAACCTTTGAAAGTTTTAGGAAGTTCATATTTTCCCTTTGCTATTTCTAAATTCTCACTAACTCCTATAAAATCATCTTGTTGTAGTAAATTAATTATGTTTGCTATCATTACGCTTCTTGAATTATGTTCATGTACCTTGTTGCTGTTATAACTGAATTATTATAATAATCTATTTGCACCTGTGAAAGTAAAACGTCGCCTGTTATGTTTTCTGGAATAGGTAAAGTTACATTTATATCATTTGTTACAAAAGTTCCAAAAATAGCTGTGCCATTATAACTTGAATCTAACTCTTCATTGTTACCTATAAATAAAGTAAATTCTATATCCTGTGCATCAGCTGTTAAATTGTAATTAGTTCTTAATGCAAAAGGCTGTTCAATAGGTCTGAAATCTGTTATCAATTCCATCGATACTTCGCCATTTGTTAAGTTGGAAGTGAAATTATTAAAGATATATTTTTTGTCCTTATAAATAATTCTATCATTCAATTTCAACCCAGATAACATTGTAGTTGGTATCTTTGTTTTTA